GAATTTGCTCTAAATTTGCTAACATGGTCTCGTCCTCCAGTTGGGTTTAAAAGGGGACACCCTCTGTGCCCCCATTGATTTCATTTTACCACATTCCAGGTGTTCTGTCAAGCAACTATTGAGCAGAGCGCCACCACAATCAAACTTACCAAAAGTCGTACTACCATATTTGGCTCGGTCCGTGGCTCTGGTTTGGCTGATGGGGTCCACACATCCACTTTTGCAATACGAACGCTGGTCCACTTGCCGGTTAAAATGTGATTCTCGGCTGTTTTTCCAGTGTAAAGCATTTTCTTCCTCCCGTACATTTTGATTTTGTTGCCGCCGAGTTGCTCGCAAACTACATTATTTACCTTTATAACGGGTATCATGTTCATTTCTCGTCCTCCAGTCGGGTTTGTTTAGTTACCAAAATATTCGGTTATGTGGTCGCGTAAGTCCTGGATTACTTCAGTGTGGTCATCATAATCATCACATAACTCTTCTAAATTATCTATGAGGTCAGCCCCGTCTTGTAGAACCGGAAAACCGCCACATAAGATAGTTTCTGCCATGTCCTTTCTGTCATAATCGCGCATTGAGTCGGCCAACCAAAAAGCGTAGCACCGAATTTCGTGGTACTGTTGGTCTTTTTCTTTACAGTCGGATTTACTCAGTTCTACTTTGATCATTTCTTTGTACACCATAATAAAGTCCTGTTTAGTCATTTCTCGTCCTCCAGTTGTGGGGGCCGGAGCCCCCGTTTGGGTTTACTTGTTCAATTTCTCCAGTTCCTCAACCATCAATTCGGTGAAATCAACCGTTTCAGCGATCGCACCAATCGACTCCTGAAGTTCCTTTGGTAATGATTCAAAATCACCGTTTACCATGTTGTCAAGAGCTTCATTCAGGTTTGTAATCATGTTTCTAACTTCTTGATAATTCATTTTTCGTCCTCCTAGAGTTTAGATAAAGTAGCGACAATATTACCGGGGCAATTGAGTGTGTGCAAACCGTCAACCATCTCTTTTTCTGCACCCTTAATGTCCCAGATCGTGTTATCGCCGGTTGTGTCTCTTACCCATTGTGCCACACAAAGATGAAGTAGCTGGAATGGGTCGCTGCCCATTTGTAGACACGGTACGACCGCCACCACTTTGCCGTCTTGTTTGATCGTTGTTTTCATTTCCATTTTTCGTCCTCCTAAAGAATTTTTGCCCGTTTTTGGGCCGTACCACGAAAGAGGCCACCTCTCTCGCTTTCTGATTCCATTCAACCACATCGAGCACCCCCTGTCAAGGCCATATTTGCATGCCATGGTTTGGGGGGCGGGGGCCATGGTTTGGGGGGCCGCATTTGCTGGGCTAAATCATCCATCCCCCCGCACAACGTGGCATCACCTATTTAGCGTACCAGGGTACCCTCTCAACCAGCCATGGCGCATTTGGCCCCATAGCTGGGTGAGAGGGGCCGGGATCTACCCCAGCCCCCTTACTGCTAGGCGTTACGCTTCCTAGCTTCTCTCAGGATGTTGCCGCAGTTCATGCGTACCATCCCGTTGTTACGACCCTCGTAGCGCTCCCGGATCCACTGGGCAACCCCCTCAGCAGTCCATTCGAACCCAGCGACCTTCCATTGTCGCTGCATCTTGGTGGAGAGCCCGATCTCTATGGGCATTTGAGCGAGAGCAGCGGCAGTTGCTGCTACCACCTTATCTACACTCAATTCCCTAAGATCGTCAGCCGTGGAATCCCCGATATCCAGGGTATCACGACCGGAGGCGGTCACCCCCAATCCCCTGACGTACCTGCTGAAGTCAGGAAACAATCGGACCTTCAGCATAAACCCGCAGAAATCGCAGGGCTGATTGATCCGATGCAGGCCGTTAACTCCCTTGCATTCGGGACACACCAGCTTATTGGTGTGTATCTCTTTCGTCAGGATGGAGGCAGTGGTCTGCTTCCTGGCCGGACGTGCAGCGGAGTATACAGGGGCTACAGGGGCTACTACTACGGTGTTCTTCTTGGTGTTCTTTCTCATGGTTCGTCCTCCAAAAGATTGTTATGCCCGTTTTTGGGCTATACCAGGGGAGAGGCCACCTCTCCCTCTTGATGACTCCAGTATACCACACTGAGCGGCTCCTGTCAAGTACCACCATGCATGGCGCGAGTATGCCCATGGGGGGGGCATATGGGTGGGGGCATATAGGCGGGGCCATGGCCCAATATCCACCCGCCTGTGCGCCCGCGCCCCCCGTACGAGCCGCCCGCACGCCCTATAAAACCTTCTTCGTCCCATATCGGATTTTTTCGAGTATATAATTAACCACCAGACCCTTTTATCCATTCATTCGGATCTTCCGTCTGAGGTCTTCTAGCTTTTTCCTTGGGTCCTCCAGTATATATCTTGCGCCCGTGAACGGGTCCCATCACCCGTGTACTTTTGCTTTTTACCTCCTCTAGGGTCCTTTATCCACTTTTAACTTTGTTCAAAGTGCCTCTTGCGTTTGTTCAAAGTGCCTCTGGGGTCTTTTATCCACTTTTAACTTTGTTCAAAGTGCCTCTTGCGTTTGTTCACAGTGCCTCTTGTGTTTGTTCAAAGTGCCTCTTGCGTTTGTATTAAAGCCATTGACGTGGCTCTTTTGGCATGGTTTAATTAAAGAAAACAGATTTGTGATCAACCTTGGAGGGTGTTGTGGGTAAAGATGTGAATTGGGAACATGTGCGGGTTGTGTGGGATAACGGCGTTGAGAGCCTTCAGCGGGTTGCAGAGTCCTATAATATAACCGTCGCGGAAATCTCACTTAAAGCGGCGGTTGAAAAATGGCCCGACAGGGGCATAAATCGTCCGTTGGTACCCACCTTTGATTCTCCGGTGCTGGACGATCGTCAGGTTATACTGGCCCACAAAACTGATTTGGGCCGGCTGAGGCTTTTTGCGGCCTGTGTAATCGAGTCTATGCAGGGTTCGAATGATGCTGGATTGATTCTAAAGAACACCGAGAGACTCGCAAAGATATATGCGCAACTCATACCGCTTGAAAGAATTACTTTCGGCATTGACAATAACCTTGGTGACTCTCCGGATACTATCATTATAACCCGGAAGGGTTAAAAAGTGCCTATTTAAACTGGATAGGGCTGCAGCCCGAAAAGAGACCACTCATCTCCTTCCAGTTTTTCATTATTGAGTCTACCAAAGGAGTTTGGTATGTTGACACAAGAAAGATTAAAAAGTTTATTATATTATGACCGCGAAGCTGAACAATGCTTGGATTGGAATAAATGTGACAGTGACAATTTAACAGGTAAATTTTTACGAGAAAATATAAAGGTAGGTGATTTTTAGTGAGTGCCACCAATTTTGATGAATTAGCAAACTTTACGCCCCGTCAGATCGAAGCTTTAGAGGCTATCGATAGCAGAACGGCGAAATATATATTATATGGTGGTGCTCTCTGAAAAACTTGGCGGCGGCAAAAGTTACCTTCTAAGGTGGGCGGCAATACGGCAGTTGATGTATATAGCTGCCAAATACAAAGTTAAAAACCCCGTTGGGATGATATGTACTGAGAATTATCCAAGTCTGAAGGACAGACAGTTACAAAAGATATCTACGGAATTCCCACAGTGGCTTGGAAAATCCCACGGAGATCACAAAGACTACGGGAGATGTTACATAATCAACAAAAAATTCGGCGGAGGCGTGATAGCATTCCGCAACCTGGGTGATAGTAGTAAATACCAATCCGCCGAGTTTGTTTTCATATTTGTAGATGAGCTTACGAAAAATCCTTATGAGATTTTTACGTTTCTCAGAACACGTTTAAGATGTCCTGGAGTGCCGGATGATGAACTTATTTTTATGGGCGCATCGAATCCCGGTGGTGTTGGACATGGTTGGGTAAAGGCTTTCTGGATTGACGGAATATTCTCACCAGAGTGGGAAGGATTCAGGGACCGTTTCAAGTATATTGCTTCAAAAGCTACAGACAACCCGCACCTTGATCAGGACTATTACAGGGTGCTTGATACCCTTCCAGAGGCACTAAGGAGGGCATTTAGGGATGGAGATTGGGATATTTTTGTTGGCCAAGCATTTTCTGAGTTCAGTAAGGATATCCACGTAATTCCCGATTCCCCAGTACCCCCCGGTGCGCCATGTTACATGACGTTTGACTGGGGTTTCGGGAAGCCTTTTTCAGTTGGTTGGTGGTACATTGACAACGATGGAAGGCTTATCAGGTTCGACGAATGGTACGGGTGGAATGGAACACCAAATGAGGGACTCAGATACCCGGATTCAACCATTGCATATGGTATTAAAGAGCGAGAAAGTGCCTTCAATGTTGGTTCCGTGCCAAGGAATTTTATAAGGGTATCAGGTAACGACGTTTTCAATAAAAAACCTGATTACAAAGGCGGTGGGCAAGGTAAGTCTACCTCAGAAGTTTTTTCCGAATATGGGTTGCATTTAAATCCGGGGGATGCTATACGAACTCTAAAAATGCGCCAGTTTCGTGAGAGATTAAAGGTTCGGTCGGATGGCAAGCCAATGATGTATATCATGGCCAAATGTAAACAGTTCATAAGGACAATACCAAACCTGGTAATGGACGATAGGACATTTGAGGACATCGACACAAAGGGTGAGGATCACGTTTATGATGAAACTTGTAACCTTTGTATGATTAGGCCAAT